TGAAAGGAGACGCTTAATGAGGCGCATTATCACTGCTGCGGCGCTGCTTCTGGTGGCGTCTGCTGCCTTGGCGGATGACGTGGTTTATCGCCCGCTTTCGTCCTTCACGATTGAAAGCAACCCAAGCACCTCGACCGCCGCGACTTCGGTCCCTGGCGAGGGTGTGCGCACCATTCGCGTTGTGTCCACGTCCGACATTTTCTTCAACGTCGGCGTGTCTCCGAACGCATCCGCAAGTTCCACCGCAATGTTTATCCCCGCCTATACACCAGAATACTTAAATATCGGCGCGGGTGAGCATATCGCCGTGCTGTCTGTGTCCGCGAGCGGCACGGTCTACATTACGGAGATGGGCCAGTAACATGGCGATTGCGGGCGGCAACATTCGTCGGGGCGGCATTTCGCAGAAGTTCCAACTGCGCGGTTATGAGCCGTCAGCGTTTTACGACTTCACGAAAACATCCGGCCCCCGCGGTGCCGTCCCCACGTCTGCCACCGCCGCACTCGGCATGGAGTGGAATGACGGGATACTGCGTTTCGCGAGCCACAACCTGCTGACGTACAGCGAGCAGTTTAATAAAGCAACGGCGTGGACGAAGAGCAACACAATTGTCACTGCAGATGCGGCGACTGCGCCTGATGGCTCCATGTCCGCCGATTTGGTGCGTGAGAACAACAGCAGCAATGTGCACGCCTTCTATCAGAGCGCCACAATCGGTGCAGGTCGAAAAATCTTTTCTGTGCGCGCCAAGCTGGCGGCGGGGTCACGCTATCTGTCCCTCAGACCCTATGGCGTGGGGTTAGGAGTGGCCTTCGCTGCCTTTGACGTATCTGACGGGTCACTGTTCGCGTCCGGCGGATCGCAATTCATAAGCGCCAATTCGACCGCACTGGGCGATGGCTGGTTCTTGCTGTGGATGGTCGGAGATTACACATCCGCGCCTACCGGGTTTTTCTTGGCGTTCTCGGACGACGGAACGGAAGTGCCTTCCTACGATGGCGACAACACCAGCGGGTTCTATGTATGGGGCGCGCAGGTCGAATACGCCGACCCCGACCAGACCGCGCCAAGAACCTACCACATCACCGAGTCTGCCCCATGGTTCGCCCCTCGGTTCAAGCGCGAATACAATGGCTTTTGGTGGAAGCAAATCGGCCTGCTGGTTGAGGGTGCGGCGACCAATTTGTGCCTGCAATCCAACGGATTCGATACGACCTGGACAAACGTCAACAGCATTGATGAGTTTGCACAGGGCACCGCGCCGAGTGGCGGCAACGTCGCATGGAAGGTCACGGACGATTCGTCCACTGGAACGGGGGAAGTTTATCTGAATCAGGCGCTGACGTTGAGCAACGTGGCGCACACCATGTCGATTTTTGCCAAGTCAGACCAAGTAACCATGCTGCGGCTGACGACGGCAAATTTCACGACAAACGCGAGTAGCTATTTCAATCTTTCGACGGGCGCGGTTGGAACGCTCGGCCATACATCATCAGCAATCGAGGCCGTTGGCAGCGGCTGGTATCGTTGCAGCATTGTGTTCACGCCAGGCGCCGACTTCACCGGAAATGTTCGCGTTGCCGTTGCGGAAACAGACAACGTAGCGACAGTTGCGCTGGACGGTACGTCGTCCATCCTGATTTATGGTGCGCAGGTAGAAACCGGCACCACCCCCACCACACCCATCCAGACCTTCGCCAGCGCGGTGGAGCGGACAGGGGATCTTCCTTTGCGGACTGTGAGCGGATTGCCGGGAGCGGTGATTATCAAGGGGCGCACCCCGCCTTACATCGGCAGCACAAGTCAGATCATTGCGCAGTGGGACGACGGGACCGACAACAACCGCGTCACCATCTTTCGGCGCGGATCAAGCACACAGGGCGAGATTGCCGTTCAGATTGTGACGGGCGGCGTTTCGCAAGCCGACTTCGACAGTGGGGTAACAGTGGCTGACGATAGGGACTTTGCTTTGTCTGTGCGGCTGTCTACGAATGATTGCGCATTGTCACTGGATGGCGCGGCGGTCGCGTCTGATGGCTCTGTGACCCTGCCGACCGTGACCACAGAGCGATATGGCAACAACGTGGCTGGTAACGCGCCGTGGGATGGTGGTGCCATTATCGTTGATGGTGCCTTTGACGCGCAACTTGCCAACGACGCTTTGCGAAAGATTGCGGCATGATTGTTTACCTAGCCCTGCCCGACCGTGGAACAGCAAAACAACTCCTGTCCGCTCACAACATTGAAATCGACCTTCCCCGTGAAGGCGGCGGCACCGATGAACGCAAGGTTGCACAGCGCAACGGCATTGTGGCTCTGGTTCATGGACCGCTGCGTGGTCACCCTGTTGACACAGGCAACACGGACGCGGACGGTCTGCCCATCTATGAGTTGGGTCCCGTGCTTGCAAGCGCCAAGAATCACGGCTTTCATGTGGACGTATACCCGACGGACGAACTTGTGCAGGTCACAGGGACGCAGGAAGTGGATGGAGAGTTACAGCCCGTCTACGGCGGCGACTTTCTGGACGACGTTGCAGACTACATCGTAACCCCAGAGAGCCCCGTTGGGGCCGTCTTGGCGGGGCGGGGATAAACAGACCAAGTTTCGTTTAGAAACAATGACTTAGCCGAGGTTTAAGCTATGGCAACGACCAATCCGGGAGGCCGGAAGTCGGACAAGCCGATGCGTGACGCTTTAATGCTCGCGCTCACCGAGAAATTAGGCCCTGATGACGACCGCCGCAAGCTGCGTGTCGTGGCAGACAAAGCTGTTGAGATGGCTTTAGAGGGCGACCGCGAGATGATTAAGCTGATCTTCGACCGGACGGACGGCAAGGCTGTTCAGCCCATCGTTGGCGACGACGACCACGCGCCCCTGACCATCAGCGAAGTTCGTTTCGTCGTTGTAGACAATGCCGCAGACGTTACAGCTTCCGACGCCTAGGGTATTTGTTCCCCTCTTGTCTCCGGCGCGCTGGAAAGGCGCATACGGTGGACGAGGGTCGGGCAAGTCGCATTTCTTCGCGGAGCAGGTTGTAGCCAAGCACATTGGTCAACCTGGTGCGCGTGGGGTTTGCATTCGTGAGGTACAGAAGACCTTGCGGGAATCGGCCAAGCGTCTGATTGAGGACAAGATACAAAGCCTTGGCGTTGGCTCGATGTTTGACGTGCAGCGGGAGCAGATCAACACCCCTGGCGGCGGGACGATCATCTTTCAGGGTATGCAGGATCACACGGCGGAAAGCATCAAGTCTCTTGAGGGCTTTGATTATGCGTGGGTGGAAGAAGCCCAGACGCTTTCTGACAGGTCGTTGGAGTTGTTGAGGCCGACGATCCGCAAGGAAGGGTCGGAACTCTGGTTCTCATGGAACCCACGGACAAAGCGCGATCCGGTTGACGCATTGCTACGCGGCGGGAAGCTGCCATCAAGTGCGGCGGTGGTTCGTGCTAACTACGCAGACAACCCGTTCTTCCCCAAGGTTCTGGACGAAGAGCGGCAATTCGACAAAGACAACATCCCAGAGCGATACGGGCACATCTGGCTTGGCGAATACGAGCCTGTAGGTCTGGGCGCATACTACGCCAATGAGATCATCGCGGCGCGTGAACAAAAGCGCATCACAAATGTTCCGTACCAATCAAACTTCACGGTGGATACGTGGTGGGACATCGGTGTTTCCGATGACACCTCAATATGGCTCGTGCAGTACGCGGGTAAGGAAATTCACCTCGTGGACTTCATCACCGACCACGGTGAGGCCCCGGCCTATTATGTGGACGAGATACGCAAGCGAGTGAGGCAAAACGGGTGTTCGATGGGTGAGGCGATCTTGCCCCACGACGCCTACGCACGACAGTCAGCGACGGGTTCCAGCTACGCCGACGTTCTCCATACGCTGGGCGTTGATACGCGCCGCGCACCGAATGAATTGGTTATGACGGGCATCAACGCGGCCCGCCAGATATTCGGTCGGTGCTGGTTTGACGAGGGACGGTGCGAACTCGGCCTGGAGGCGCTGGGCAACTACCGCAAGGAATGGGATGACGACAAGCGGACGTGGAAGGGCAAGCCCCTGCACGATTGGGCGTCTCACCCTGCCGATGCGTTCCGTTATGGCGCGATTACCAAGACCGCACCACGCAACAAGACGCAGCCTAAAAACCTTTCACCGAAGATCGCGATTGTCTGATGATCGCAACCGACGTGTTTATGACGCTAAACCGCTCCTTCATGGAGGGTCTGGACGGCGGGGAGTACGACCCAGAGGCGGACGAGATCAACCGTGCCATCCAAGCGTTTGCAGGCATGTGTTACCCCAATGGAGGTGGCGAGCGTGGCTTGCCCGATCTGCCGCCATTCGCTGCAACAAAGAAGGTACGCAGCGCCCCCGTTGTGACGAAGGAAGTGCCCATTCCCCCCAAGCCGCGCATCAAGCCGGAATGGTTAAGCGTGACCGAACGTGTTGACCCGGTGGAAGAGCAGCATCTCCACGCGGGCCGTGACTTCGCCGTGTGGTGGCCTGCCAAGCCGTATCACACCAAGAAGATGCGCGTATCCCGCACAGAATGGCGCTCTGTTCCGGGGATTGACGGGTCCACCTTGGTTATCTGGACGGATGAGTGGGCGAACTATTTTAACCCGGCGATATGCTGGCGGTGGGACAATTTCACAGACCATTTTTACGTGAGTTAAGGAACGAAGATGCCGCGACAGAAGACAGCGCCCGATTCCAGCCCTGAAGTCCGCGCCCTCGCGTTGACGCAGGCCGTCAAGATCATGGGCGAAGCTGCGAAACAGCACGGCCCCCACGAGGCCCCGACCCTGACCCTGGCGATTGCCAAACAGTTTGAGGATTACCTGAAATGAGCGACCGCACCATGAGCCGTTTCCCCGAAGCCGTTCTGACCAAGCGAATGCAGGGCATTGAGAACCGCCTGACCCGGCGCATCCAGGAGCTGGAAGATCGCCTTGCGCGGATCGAGGGCAAGAGGAACGCCGCGTAATGGAAGGCCCTAAGCCCCTCGATGCGGAGACGCTGCAAAGCATCGTCCGTGCGCAGATTAACGCCGCTGTAGGCTCGCGCATTGGTGATGACGGTGCGGGCGACTTCACCGCCGACCGCGAAGAGGCCATGAAGTATTACTTCGGCGAGCCTCTTGGCAACGAGGTGGACGGGCGCTCGCAGATTGTGTCGCGGGACGTTCACGACACGATTGAGTGGATGCTGCCCTCCATCATCGAGGTTTTCACGTCCAGCGACGACGCTGTGCGCTATGAACCTTACGGCCCAGAGGATGAGGCATACGCGGAGCAGGCGACGGATTACGCAAATTACGTATTCCACAAGGAGAACGACGGCTTCCAAATCCTTTACGATATGGTGAAGGACGCCCTGATGCTGCGCCAGGGTATTGCGAAGGTCTGGTGGGACGAACGGGAAGAGCAGAAGCGCGAGGATTACACCGGGCTGACCGACGTTGAGTTGGCGAAGCTGGATCAGGACGACGAACTTGACATCGAGGAAATCGTTGAAATCTCGGACATGCAGATTGACCCCATGTCGGGCATGGAACTCCCCATGGAGCTGTATGATGTTCGTGCGGTCAGGACCACGGTTGAGGGTCGTGTCCGCGTTGAGTCCGTCCCGCCCGAAGAATTTCTGTTCTCCCGTCGTGCGGTGAGGCTGGACGACGAACGGGGCAATATGCTGATTCCGTTCGTTTGTCACCGAGTGAAAAAAACAATCTCCGATCTCGTGGCCGAGGGCTTTGCCTGGGATGACGTGAAGGACATTCCCTCGAGTTACGAGGGTGAATATAACGAAGAGCGCACGACGCGCCACGGCGACGATGACATTGTTGAGAACAGCGCCCGCGATCCGTCCATGCGCGAGGTCTGGATACATGAGTGTTACCTGCGGGTGGACTACGACGGAGACGGCATTGCCGAGGTCCGCAAGGTCACCGTTGGTGGCACGGGCCACCGCATCCTGGAGAACGTGGAGGTTGCCGAACAGCCGTTCGTGACCATCACCCCCGTTCCCACACCTCATGCGCTTGTGGGCCAGTCTGTTACGGATCAGGTCAAGGACGTTCAGAAGCTGAAGACGACCATCTGGCGTCAGTTGCTGGACAACATTTACAACGTCAACAACAGCCGTGCGGCGGTGAACGAGCGGGTTGACCTCGACACCCTGCTGAGTAACGCCATTGGCGGCGCGATCCGCATTGAAGGCCGTGATTCGGTCGGTGACGCGATCCAGTTCCAGCAGACGCCTTCCATCGCGGGGCATATCTTCCCGATGTTGGAGTATGCCGATCAGGTCAAGGAGAGCCGTGCGGGTGTGTCTAGGCTGAATCAAGGCCTCGATCCTGATGCGCTCTCGGACACGGCTGCGGGAATGAACATGCTGATGACCGCATCGCAGCGCCGTCAGCTTCTTATCGCTCGCATCTTTGCCAACACGGGCATCCGCGACCTGTTCAAAAAGATTCTGCGCCTGACTGTGGCCCATCAG